CACTTGCCAACCGCCGCCTGGGGGTGGTAGCATGATGACCAACGCCCCCGAAGCACCCGCCCAATCCACGCCCCCCACGCCCCCCACGCCCCACGGGCTGCTCACGCACCAGCCCTACCCCTACCAAATCCAAGGCGCCCTAAACGCAAAAAACGGAAAAACACTAATAGCCGACGAACCCGGCCTCGGAAAAACACTCCAAGCAATACTCTACGCCCCACTAATCCAAGCAAACCGAACCATCATTATTTGCCCCCCAGCACTAATAACAAACTGGACAAACGAAATAACAAACTCCAACATCCAAAACACCCCCGCATTCAAAAACACCGAAATCGAAATAAAACCCATATATTCAAAAACCGGCGACACATCACTACCCGCCGCCGGATTCACCATCACATCAGACACACTCCTCGCAGCCAGGCCAGCCCTAGCCAAACAACTAGCCGACTGGCAGCCAGACCTGCTAATCCTCGATGAAGCACACCGCATCAAAAACCACACAGCCAAACGCACCCAAGCAGTCCTCACCCTCGGCAAGGCAGCCCCCCACACCCTCGCACTCACCGGAACACCAATCGTCTCCAGCCCCCTCGACGTCCTGCCCATCCTCCGACTCCTGCGCAAAACCAGCTGCTTCCCCGCCAACTACGTAGAACGCTACACCCGGAAAAACTTTTGGGGAGGCCACTCCCCCCGACTCGAAAACCTCCCCGAACTCCACCAACTCCTCGAAAACCACACCTGGACCAGACGAACCAAAACCCAAGTACTCCAAGACCTCCCAACAAAAACCCGCCACACAGTGTGGGTAGACGTAGACACCAAGCAGCTACAGGCAACCCTTCAGCCGCTACTCGACGACATCCACGCCATCACCACCAACACCAAACCAGCAGACCTCGACACAGCCCTTGAAAACTGGGCACAAACCACGGCCCTCAAAAAATCCTCAGCCCTACGCAGAGCCACCGGCCTAGCCAAAATTCCAGCCGCCATCGACTGGGCTGTAAGCCACCACGAGGGCACCGGCAGGCCGCTAATCATCTGGGCAATCCACAAAGACGTAATCCAAGGCATCGCCCAAGGACTAGCCAAAAACCTACCCACCGCACACATCGCCACCTACTACGGAGCCACGCCACAAGCCGAGCGAGACGCCACCATTACCAACTTCCAGGCAGGCCGAGCTGATTTCCTCATCGCCCAAATCGTCGCTGCTGGAACCGGCCTCACATTGACCCGCGCCTGCGAAGCCCTATTCGCAGAAACCGATTGGACACCCGCTAACGTCGTTCAAGCCGAAGACCGAATTCACCGAATCAGCCAAGACATGCCGGTGACCATCACCACCCTCATAGCGCCAGGCACCCTCGACCCGGTAATTCACCGGGTACTAACCCGAAACATCCAAACCTTGGATTTACTCACGCCAGGGTCAGACCACCGGGTCACCAACATAGCCAGCAACTCCACCATTTCCCGAATCCTCACCAATTGGGCAAAAGAACAACTACAGGAAGGAAACCAGAAATGAGCCGAACCAACCGTTCAGCCCGGCAAGCCGGAACAAAATTCGAACGCTCCATCGCCGACTACCTCGCCGCCCATTACGGCGACGACCGGATAGACCGCCGCGTCAAGCATGGAGCGAAAGACCGGGGCGACATCGCAGGAATGCGAGTCCACGGCCAGCCCCTCGTCATCGAATGCAAAAACACTACAAGGCTTGATTTGGCCCGATGGGCAGCCGAAGCGGAGACCGAGCGAGGCAACGACGACGCACTAGCCGGAGTTATCATCCACAAAAGACACGGGAAAACCAGCCCGGCCCAGCAGTGGGTCACCATGACTCTACACGAATTCCTAGCGATTCTCGATGGAGAAAGAACACCCGAATGAACAAAATTCTCAACATAGTGCAGCCTGGAAAAACGAATCAACCTGGAAAAAGGAAACAAGTGACAACTAACACTTGCCCCATCACCGGTCAGCCCCTCAAAAACCCCGGCGACACCGTACACTCCGACGCCTGGGACAACATCATGCCCTGGCTCGCAGACCTCAACACCTACATGCAAGCACTCCAAGACGCCCTCGGAAAAAAACTCCGAATCCAAGACCCCAACACCGGCAAACCCGCCATACCTGACTCAACCGTACCCATCGCCCTTGGACTACTCGAGCCCGTCTGGATCATCCGCCACGACCTACTCACCTGGACCAACGAGGCTGCAAAACACATCGGCACCTTCACCCCGGCAACATGGGGAACCATCGGAGCATTCTGGAAAATCCACAGGAACACCCTCACCCACTGGATCCTCGCACCCCAAGCCATCGACGAACTAGAAGACGCCCTACGAATTACCCTGCGCATAATCGACCGCCACCCCACCACCAGCATCCTCGGCCTCTGCCCAAACTGCCAACAACCCATCTACATCCCCAAACACCGCAAAGACGACCTCACCTGCCAAAAATGCCAAACTCGATTCAGCCGAGCCGAAGCACGCACCAAAGCAATTCAAGCAATCGCCTACAAATGGCTCCCAGCAGACCAAGCACTACCAGCCACCGAACTAATCACCGGGCAACCAGCACCTAACATCGAAACCCTAAGAACCTGGGGAAAACGAGGAAAAATCGAGGTCAGACCATACATTGGACGCAACCTATACCAGCCAATTCAAATAGCGCGACACGCGGAAAACCCCAAAATACTTGAAATCCTTGACAAGTTGAACCATAATACTCGTTAGAGTCACTTGAGCTATGGGAACTACGAAGGAGCAGGTAACACATGGGATTCCTCAAACAGGCAAAAGCAGACCACCTCGGAACCCAAGCACAAGAAGCCTGGAACAACGGGGATCAATACTTCGCACCCATACTCAACCTAAAGTTCTTCACCAGCGGCCTATCAGGAAACCAGCCAGACGTAACCGAAATGATGGCCTCCATCACCGCAGTTGGCTGGAAACTCCACACCTGGGCAGTCACCCAGGACCGCAACGACAAGCCCCAAGCCTGGCCACTATTCACCAGGCAATAAACCTGACCCAAGACAGGAGGACAGCCCAATGCCCCGTCCTCCTGAAACCCACCGCTACAACAAAGCACGCCAAGCCTGGCGCAACCAACAAGCCCAAGCAGACGCACCATGCTGGCTCTGCGGACAACCCATCGACTACACAGCCGACTACAACGACACCAGCAAACCAGACCGGCTATCACTCGACCACATAGCCACCGCCAGCGACAACCCAGAACACTTCTACGACCCAGCCAACTGGGCGCCAGCCCACTGGTCATGCAACAGACAACGCTCCAACCGCAAACCCCCAGCAGGCCTCGGCTCCCGTTCCCGCAAATGGTAAAAACCCCGAATCTGCAAAACCGCGAAATCTGCAAACTCCCAAGAGGGCAGGGGAGTCAAAACCTTTAGTAAAGAACCGGCAAAGGGTTGCGCGGCGGAAACTGGCCGTCTCCCCCCTAGGTTTGACCCCCCATCGTATGCGCGGAGCTGACACAGATTGTAGGTGATTGAGAATGGCTAAACGGGTGCACGTTTCCGAGCGTGACCGGGAAATCCTGCGGCTGTGGCGGGGTGGCGGTCAGTTTGACGAAATCGCCAAGCTGCTGGAGGTGCGCAATGCTGAGGTTGCTTTGGCTGGGGCGCTGCGTGCTTTGGAAGCGGAGCCTGTTCCTGACCTGATGGCGCGATGGCGTATAGAGAACATTCGGCTGGACAGGCTGACTGCTGGGCTGTGGGACGCCGCGGCTAGTGGTGACCAGGGCGCGGTTGACCGGATTGTGAAAATCTCTGAGGTGCGTTCCCGGCTGAAAGAGCCAGCGCCTCCAGACGGGGTTAATCTCGTGGATGCTTTTGACAGAACTGTTGAGGCGTGCGGGGTTGATGACCGTGACGCGGCGTTGATTGCTGGCGGCAGGAAGATTGCGCATCGGATAGATCAGGCGTCGGCTACTTCTTCAGGTGAGGAAGTGACTAAGGCGCTGTATTTGCTGCCGCATTTGAACAAGGTTTTGGAGGCGATGCTAGCGACGCCTGCGGCGCGGGCTGCGGTGAGCGCGTCGGCGGAGCGGGTGAAGTCGCAGGGAGTTGATGAACTTGCAAAGCAAAGGCAGAAAGTCAGGAGCCGGAAGACAGGATAAGCCTGCCGGCGGGCTGGTTGGGCATGTTGTTCCTCGCGTGTTCACTCCGCCTTTGCACCCTTTAGAGCCGCGCAGCCCAGAGACTGAGCGGTGGACTTACGGCTATGACGTGATTGATTTCGCCGAGCAGGTTCTTCGCGAGGACCTGTTGGAGTGGCAGAAGTGGCTTTACATCCACGCTTTGGAATGCAACGAAGACGGTAGTTTTCGCTTTAAGACGATTGCGATTCTGGTAGCGCGGCAGAATGGCAAGACGACTTGGGCGCGAATCTTGATTGCGTGGTTCCTGTTCGTGTTCGAGGTGCCGATGGTGTTGGGTACTTCCCAGGACTTGGACACTGCAGAGGAAGTCTGGAACGGCGTGGTGGCTTACTGCGACCCGGAAGATGAAGAATCCCTGGAGTCGCTGCGCGGGGACGTGAAGAAAGTCTGGCGGGTAAACGGGAAGAAAGCCCTGCAGCTGAAGGGCAACCGCCGCTACAAAACTAAGGCCGCGACCAAGGGCGCCGGGCGTGGCCTGACTGGTGACCTGATTTTCTTGGACGAACTTAGGGAACAACGGAACTGGGACGCTTGGGCGGCTATCACGAAAACCACGATGGCCAGGCCGGAATCGTTGATAATCACTTGCTCTAATGCGGGGGACGCTGGTTCCGTAGTTCTCCATCAGCTGCGTAAGGCCGCGCATGAGCGTCTGGGCGACCCGGACGGTATCTGTTCGACTGCCCCGGTTGCCGTGTTGGAGACTGAGGCGCCGGACATGGTGTTCACTCCCAAGGGCAGGGAGATGGCCGGAGCTGTCCCTGACTTTGATTCCACGCTGGGAATCTTCGAGTGGTCTGCTTTGCCGAACATGAACAAGTGGGACCGGCAGGGGTGGGCTATGGCTAACCCGTCGCTTCCGCACCTGGTGACCGAGGGAAGTTTGCAGGCGGCTGCGGAAACCGACCCCGATGAAGTATTCCGGCAGGAATGTATGTGTCAGTGGGAGACTGGCAGCCTGGACGGGCCGTTCCCGCCGGGCGCATGGAAGGCAGGGACTGATCCTGATTCGGAGATTCCGCAGGGGAATCCGGTTTGGTATTGTCTGGATATTGAGTCGGACAGGTCGCGGGCTTTCGTTGGTGTGTGCGGATTGCGTGCTGATGGTGACCCTCATGTGGAGTTGGCCGCGGCGTTTGACCCTGACCGGGCGGTGCGTTGGTTCAATGACCGCGCCGATACGGAGAACCCGCTGCAGGTTGTGCTGCAGGAGCGTGGTGCGCCGGCGTCGTCTTTCATTGACGTGCTGGAGGCCATTGGCGGGGTCGAGGTTATCCGGTGGGGCGGTGTGGAGCTGGGCATCGGTTGTGGCCGGTTTTATGATGCGGTGCGCAGGAATGACCCGAACCTTGGCGAAGATGTTGAGGATTCGCAGGGTGGGGCGGTGTCGCGTCCGGTGTGGCATCGTCCGCAGCCGGCTTTGGATTTGGTGGCGGCTACGGCTGTGACGAAGCCTGCAGGGGACGCCTGGTTTTGGGACCGGCGTAAGTCGCCGCAGGGTGGTGCGCCGTTGATGGCGGTGACTGGGGCTTTTTGGGCGGCTACCCGCCCTGTTGAAAACAAGTTTGAGTCTGCTTATGAGGATTCGGAGTTAATCATCATCTGAGAGGGGGTGACTGGTTTTGGGCATTTTGTCTTGGGCGCGTGACTGGTTCTGGGGAAACACGGACAGGCCGGCTTTTGATAATCCCGAAGAATTGGTGGCGTATCAGGCGGCGGTTAGGGCTGCGGTGGATGATATTCCAGCGCCGACGCTGTATGCGGCGTTTCCGCATTTGCGCACCGTGATTTCTTTCCTTGCGCGTAATGTTCAGCAGCTCGGGTTGCATGTTTATGTTCGTGGCGAGGGTGATTCGCGGGAGCGTGACCGTGATTCGGCTGTGGCGCGGCTGCTGGCTGTGCCGTCTCCACAAAAAGTCACCGGTGACCTGATTTTTGCGACTGTCGCTTCGCTGGCGCTCTATGACCAGGCTTTCTGGTGGGTGCGTGAGGAAACCGACGGGTGGCGTATTGACCTGATTCCTAACGTGTGGATTACGGAGATTCGCCACGGAGCTTTCGAGATTACGGCGGTAATAGTCAAACGTCCTGGCCAGACTGAGCCGGTGCGAATTGATTACGAGGATCTGTTAGTGTTTTCCGGTTGGACTCCTGAGAATGCTTGGGGTGGGGTCAGTCCGATTGTTGCTTTGCGTGGCATTATTGCCGAGCAGCTTGCGGCGCAGGAGTTCCGTGCTCAGGTGTGGAAAAACGGTGGGCGCATCACCCAGGTTATTGAACGCCCTCAAGGTGCGACATGGTCGAAAGAAGCCCGGAGTAAGTTTGTGACCACTCTGCGTGCTCGTTTCACCGGCAAGGGCGAGGATACCGGCGGGACGCTGCTGCTGGAAGACGGCATGAAGCTCGTTTCTACCCAGTTCGATGCGGAGCAGATGCAGTGGCTGGACGGCGTGAAACTTTCCATGACGCAAATCGCGTCCGTGTTCCATGTGAACCCGGCTATGCTGGGTTTCCTGGAGCAAGCCAACTATGCTTCCGTGCGCGAATTCCGCAAAGCCTTGTACGGGGAAACTCTAGGTCCAACGATTTCGCTGATTCAAGAGCGAATTTCGAAGCTGCTGCTGCCTCGGCTGGGTGCGCCTGATGGGGCTTACGTTGAGTTCAACCTGGCGGAGAAACTGCGTGGATCCTTTGAGGAACAGGCTGCGGTGCTTTCCACTTCGGTTGGGCGCCCCTGGATGACAGCTGACGAGGCTCGTTCTAAGCAAAATCTGTCAGCTTTGGGTGGTGACGCTGCCCAGCTGGTCACGCCGTTAAATGTTCTAGTGGGTGGTTTGGCTTCTCCGCGGGATACTGCTCCGCCGTTGGAAGCCACGCTGGATGAACCAAAGCAACCGGAAACGCTGCCCCGGAAATCCGGGGCAGTTCGTGTTAAAGCAGCCGACTTGGTTAAGGACGATGACCGTGACGTGTTCTCGGGAATCTTGGTGCGCACGTTCCGCCGGCAGGCTGCGGCCGTCACTTCCTATTTGAGAGCGAAGCAGGCAGAACTGAAACCATCTATTTACACGTTTGACGGCAAGAAGTTCCGGCAGATGCCGGAATGGTGGGACGCGGAAAGATGGAACAAAGAACTAGCCAGCGACCTGTATGAGGAAATGCAGGCGTTGGCAGACCGCGTCGGCACCGAGCAGGGTGGTCAGCTTGGCGGTGAATACGACACCGGACGGACAGTGAACTATCTGAAAGAAGTCGCTAAACGCCGCGCCGAAATGGTGAACCGAGCCACCATCAACCAACTGGTGGACTGTCTCGGACAGCAGGATGAATCTGATGACGAATCCGAAGAACTGACGCAGGCTGAGGCCGCGCAGCAAGTATTCGACAATGCCGAGTCGGTGCGTGCGTCCACCGGGGCGGGGGCGCTTACTGCGATGGTTGCGGGATTTGCACTGACCGAGGCAGCCCGGCAATTGAATCCGAAGAAGGCCACGAAAACCTGGACGGTCACTAGCGGAAACCCGCGCTCCAGCCACGCAGCAATGGACGGGGAAACAGTCCCCGTCGAACACAACTTTTCCAACGGCATGACCTGGCCGGGCGACCCCGTTGGCGGTGCTGAGGAAGTCGCCAACTGCATGTGCACCGTGGTAGTAGAAGTCCCCTAAAAACAGACGGAAGGAAACAAGGATTATGCGCAAAGTGAAAGATTTTGTCATTACCGGCATGAAAGCCGGACCGGATGACGGACTCGAAGAAGGCATCTTCGAGGCATACGCATCAGTGTTCGGCAACATTGATTCCTACGGAGACGTTGTCGCCAAAGGCGCGTTCACTAAAACACTGGAAGAATGGGGCGAATCCGGCAACACCATTCCCTGCTTGTACGGACACGACATGTCCGACCCGTTTTGCAACATCGGCGCGGTGCTGGCCGCTGAGCAGGACGACCACGGTTTGAAAGTCCGGGTGCAGCTCGATTTGGACAATCCGACAGCGATGCAGGTTTACCGGCTGATGAAAGGCCGCCGCCTGAACCAAATGTCTTTCGCGTTCGACGTGTTGGACTCCGGGAAAACCGAAGTGGATGGGGAGAAAGCCAACGAACTACGCGAACTTCAACTTTATGAAGTGTCCGTGGTTCCGGTAGGCGCGAACCAAGAAACCGAAATCCTTTCCGTGAAAGCACAAGCCGCCGCCCTGGCTCGTGGCGTGAAAGAAGGCCGCGTGTTGGCGGCAAAACACATTGACTCCCTGCGTAAAGCGCAGGAGGCCATCGGCGAGGTGATAGCCGCCGCCGAGGCAGTAAACAGCGAAACCGGCAAAGCCAGCCCGGAGCCAGACTCGCTATCCTCCGAGGACCAACAGGTTAAGGAGCAGGAGCAGGTCAAGGAAGGGCACGCAGCAGCCGTTACCGCTTATCTGAAATTGGCAACCCTCACGGGAACCGAGTGAAAGGAACAATACCGTGAATCTGAAAGAAATGCGTGCTGCTGCGGTCAAGAAAGCGCAGGAGCTGATGGAGAAAGCCCGCCAGGAGAAGCGGGAATTTACTGAGGAAGAAACCAAGATGGCTGAGGAATTGGCGGCGCAAATCGCCGAGTATGATGCTGCTTTGGTGAAGGCGCAGGCAGCGGAAGCCGCCCGTGCAGCCCTGGACGCTGTGGCAGGCGATGCTGAATCTGATGAGACTTCGGCCACTGGTGAGATGTCTGGCAGTGCCTCTGCTGCGAAGTCTCTGGGTGACCACTTCTTCAATACTGTTGGAGTCGAGTTCAAGGCCAAGGCTCGTAATTCTGGTGCGGTAGTTACTGCACCGGAGTATGTGAAGGCGAACACTGATACTCAGAAGCTGACGGTGGCGACTGAGAATGTGCTGCGTCTGGCTTCCCCGCGCCTGGTTGGTGAATTCCAGATGCGCCTGACCGTGGCAGACTTGATTGGCACCGCTTCCGTGTCTGGCGGTGTCACTTCGATTCCTTATGTTGTTGAAGGTGCCATCGAGGGTGACTTCCAAGCTATCGCTGAGGGCGGACAGGCGCCGCAGCTGCATATCGCTGATCCGACACTACGTTACGAGCAGTTCCATCGTATCGCCGGGTTTATGCGCGTTACTGACGAGATGCTGGCTGATGACGAGTACATGAAGTACCAGATTAATACGCGCCTGCCGTACAAGCTGCTGCTGGCTGAGGAAAAGCAGCTGCTGCTTGGTGATGGTTCTGGTGATAATTTGACTGGTCTGTTGAACCGTTCCGGTATTCAGACTTACAAGAACGATCCTGGTGTGAATGCGCCTGATGAGGTGCTGATTCTGAAAGCAAAGACCCTGGTGGCGCAGGCTCAGGAATTCCCGGTGGATGCCATCATTATTAACCCGCTGGATTACTTCAACTTGCGGGTGAAGACGGACGGCAACGGTCAGTACATGGCTGGTGGCTTCTTCCAGGGACAGTACGGCAATGGCTCTATTCCGGATGAACCGAATCTGTGGGGTATTCCGACCGTTCAGACTTCGGCTATCCCTCAGGGTACCGTCTTGGTGGGCGCGTTGAAGGCTCAGACCGAACGGATCGTCAAGCAGGGTGTGACGGTGGAGTATACGAACTCTCACACAGATGATTTCACGAAGTTCCAGAATGTTTTGCGTGCTTATGTTCGTGAATCTCTGGGTGTGTACGATCCCAAGGCCATCTGTAAGGTGACCCTGGGGGCGGGAGCCTAATAGTTTAGGTTTCCCTTTCTCTGGGTAGGTGGGAAGCGGGGCGCAGGACTGACAGGGTTCTGCGCCCCGTCTCACAACCCCATAGGGGAAACAAACAGTTCGGAAAGGAACAAGACCGTGGAAGAATACAAAGTCCCCATTAACGGAATTGAACACACTTTGCAGCTCGACGAGCACGATGCCAAGCGTTATGGGCTGACTAAGCCAGCCAAGGCAGAGCCGGTAACCAAGCAGGCCGCTCCTGAAAATAAGGCTGCTACCCCGAAGAATAAGGGCAAGTAAAAGTGGAACAGATTCTGACCGCCGCCGATTTGGAAGCCCTGACCGGTGGGCAGCTCAGAGCCGATGACGAAGCGGTGCGGCTGTTGATTGATTCCGTGACGGCATCCGTCCGTGCGTATTGCGGATGGCATGTTGCTCCAGTCGTTGAAGAAACCCTGCTGTTGGACGGTAAGGGGGGCTATCATCTGAACCTTCCGACCGGGCGGCTTCTGGAAGTTAAAGAACTAAAAATCGCGGGAATCACCGCACCCGCAGGGTCATACGACTGGTCACAAGACGGCATGATCCAGCTGCAAGGCGGACGGTTCCCCCGCAGATTCCGTACAGTCGAAGTCACAATCAGCCACGGCTACGAGGCTGCAGAAGTGCCTGATTTGGCTCAGGTGATTCGGCAGGTCGTGGTCAACGCTGCTGTTTCCCCGATGGGTGTGCTTCGTGAATCTGCCGGGTCAGTCAGTATCGAATACTCCACCACCGGGGCAGGAATCGCCGGCGGTGTTTCCTTGCTGGCCAGAGACATGGCGATTCTGGACGCCTACCGGATTGGAGCGGACTGATGCTGCCTAGCTTCGCAAAAGAAACCATCGAGGTTCAGCGCATCGTGTATGTGGAAGACGACCGTGGTGAATATGTCACCAATAGTTATGACAGCCACACGATAGCCGGCTGCAGCGTGCAGCCTGGAGCATCGGTCGAGTTCACCGACCGGCGCGATACCGTCCAAATAACTGCGACCCTGTACGCCTCGCCAGGAGCGGATATTCAGGCAGGCGACAAAATCATTTGCGGCGGGCGCAGATACGAAGTGGACGGGGAACCCACACAGTGGAAGTCCCCGACCGGGCGCGTCTCCCACACGCTGGCCGCGCTGAAAACCTGGGAAGGATAAAAGGCTGATGGCAAAAATGCGAATCGAATTCAACCCAGAAGCATTCCAGGCGCTGCTTACTGGACCCGAAGTGCAAGCCGACCTGGCTCGCCGTGCGTCCGCCATCGCAGCCGCAGCCGGGGAACACTTTGCGGCGCAACAGAAAATCGGTACGGCTCACGGCGGAATGCGCGTCATCGCCACAGTAGCACCGAGCGACAAAGAAGGAATCAAACTCGAAGCCGAAGAAAAAGTGCTCACGAGAGCATTGGGGGCAGGACGATGACCAGGCTATGGCTTGCGCCAGACGTAGAACCGGCAGTAGTGCAGCACCTGAAAAAGTCCGGCTACTTCCAAGGAATAAAAATCGGGACAAAGAAACCTCCGTTGAAAAACACGGAGGTTTTTATTCAAATATTCCAGACCGGCGGAACACCCAGGGACATCGTGACCGACAAATTGCAAGTAACCGTCACCTGCTGGCACAGCAACGCAGGTGAAGCGATGACCCTAGCGCGGAAAGTCCGGGCAGTCCTCGAACAGGCAGAACACGACGGCCTATTGAACGGCATTCCCTGCTACAGGGCACTGCCAATCGGTGCTTCCTACCCAGACCCAGACCCTGTCACCGGACAGGCAAGGGCAACAACCACATTTGAAATCGCCCTGCGGGGCACCTACAAAAGGAAACAATAATGACTGAAATCACATTGAACCGTGAAGACATCTTGGTCGGTGCCCCTGACCAGGGAACCACCGGGGCGATTTTCTCCGCTCCACTCGGAACGAAACTGCCGGGAATGCCTAGTGAAGAACTGGATCCAGCTTTTGTCGGCTCCGGCTATGTGGACGAGGAAGGCGTGACCATCACCCCGGAAAAGTCCGAAGAAGGTATCAAGGACTGGAACCTGGATGAGGTCCGCAAGATGCTGACCGAGTTCAAGAACTCCGTTGCGTGGGCACATCTTTCCACCTCGAAAGAATCTTTGACCAACTACTTCGGTGAGGGCAACGTCACCGTTACCGCGGCTACTGACACCCACGGGAACATCATCAAGGCCACACTGAACGCGAAAGAACACCCACGTAAAGCCTGGGTGTGGCGCATGAAAGACGGAGAACACCGTGTCCTCATCGTCGCTCCCGAAGCACAAATCGGGGAAGTCGGAGAACTCGGGCTGAAGAAATCCAGCCCGATGACCTGGCCGGTCACCCTGACCACCTTCCCCGACGCAGAAGGCAACCACCTGTACTTCTACTTCGATGACGGCCAGGTGCTGGTCGCTAAGGACACCAGCACTACTACTGACCCCGCCGGCGCAACCCCGACTGGTGAAGAAGCTGCCGCCTAACACAACAGGTTGGGGTTGAGACGGGTGTCG